GATTTTATATTAGGTTCGTTTATTGGTATGAGAGAAATAGGTGAGCCATTTATCAGTGAATCTATTTGGACTGAAGCCGTATTAGATATTATAGCAAGAGGTGGTAGAACAAGATCAGGGTCTGAAGTATTTAATGATGAAGATTTACCAGGAACTAAAGCTTCAAAAATTATGAGACATTTAGTAGAGGCACAAATGCCATTTTCATTAAATCAATTAGCAAGAATAGATAAATCTATAAAAGAAGTTGATGTTATTACAAAAGGTAGATTTAATGAATACGGACAAGATTATGAGTTTGGTCCAGAATTTGGAGGATTATTTGGTTTTAGAGCTGTAGAACTAGATCCTGGTAAAAGTATACAATTTAAAATAGCAGATTATCAAGAAGGTGTTAGAGATTCTAGAAAACTTTTTACATCAACTGTTTTAAAAGGTGGTCCAATAGAACCCTATGAAGTTGTTGATGCATACATAAATGCAAATAGGGCTTTGTTTGGTGTTAAAAAAGAAATGAAGTTTGATTTAGACGCTGCAAAATTATTAGGTTTAGAAGGTCAGGAGTTTTATAACAATACAAAACGATTAACCAAAAGTGATCTAGCTAATCTAGAGGCTGAAAGATTTGTGCCATTATCTATTTCAGATGGAGTGATTGCTAAATTTGATGAGAATACTAGAAAATTACGAGAAAAAGATCCATCTTATACAAATCCATTTAGAGCTGCTGCTAATATAATTTTTAACATGAGAAACAATATGTTTAGAATTAGATTAACTGAAGGTAATTTTCCATTTTTTGAAAATCCATTATTACCTAAAGCTGGTGGGTCTGATGCGGCACAACTACCTGTTGGAGTCAATACAGCACCAATTAACCCTAATATTTTATCTTCACAAGTACAAGGAACGGACTCGACAAACGCCGACCGTTTTGCTATTCTCTTTCCAAATGGCTAAAAACGCATTACAAAAAATAGAAGATCATGAAAAGCTTTGCAGGATAATGCAAAAGCAAACGCATGATAAAATACATAAAATTGAGTCACAGATAAATAGACTTGAAAAAATTGTATTGGTATCAGCAGGTATGCTAATAATGGGAATGGCCAATATGATATTTATGTTATTAACAAAATAATGAATCTTTCACGTAACTTCAACCTCTCAGAGCTTATTAAATCAGACACAGCTATCAGGCTGGGTATTGATAACAATCCTAATGCAGATCAAATAGAAAAATTAAAACTACTTTGTGAAAATATTTTACAACCGGTACGTGACCACTTCGGCAGAGTAACGGTGACCAGCTGCTTTCGTAGTCCTGAGTTATGTGTAAAAATTGGCAGCAGTTTAAATTCGCAACATACCCGTGCGGAGGCGGCGGACTTCGAATGTCTAGGCACAAGCAACGCTGAAGTCTTTGATTGGATCAAAGCAAACCTACCGTATGATCAAATGATATTAGAGTTTTTTACTCCGGGTGAACCAAACTCGGGGTGGATCCACTGCAGCTATGTATCTGATAAACCAAGAAAACAATTATTAAGAGCGTACAAAGAAGAAGGTAAAACTAAATACAAACCTGTTATTGGTAACGCTGTAGACTTAGTGTGAAAACAATAATAATTGATAATTTTTTATCAAAGTCTGAGTGTAATTTTTTAATACAGTTTTATAAAGATAATACAGATAAAGTTGAAAAATTTAATGATACTAAAATTTTAGTCTTAAATATAGCTAGTGAGGGCTTAGATTTTTTTACACCTAAATTAAATAATGTTGTAAAAGAATATAATTCAACAATTGACTATATTCAAATAGTAGAGTGGCCCGTTGGGTCAAGAAAAAGTATTCACGTAGATAATGTGCACGACAACACAACTATTTCATCAATAACTTACTTAAATGACAACTACGAAGGTGGTCAAACTTTTTTTGAAGAGGGGACTATTTTCAAACCAAAGTTGGGTAGAACTTTATTTTTTGATGGCAGGCATTATAGACATGGAGTTAAAACTATTGAAAAAGAAACAAGGTACGTTGTTGCTACTTGGTATAAAAAATTAGATCCAGGCCTTTAATTCTTCACCCATAATTTGAGTTGCAATATCTACTTTTTTACGTAAAGCCTGTACAATTCTATCGTCAACAGTATCTTCACATATTATATCAACATAAGTCATAGGTTTTTCTTGACCAATACGATCTATTCTAGCCTCTGACTGTTGTCTTTTCTCTAAATCATAACCATTAGAATAATACACCATGGTTGATGCAGCGGTGAGCGTGATGCCATATCCACCGGTTTGTGTAGTGCCCACGAAGAATCTGACCGGGGACCGGGGATCTTGGAACTTTTTAATATTTTTCTGTCTGTCTTCTTGAAGTGTTTTACCATAGTAGTCTACGTAACTATTCTCACCATACTTTTTACTAATTTCTTTTATAATTCTATTCACATCTTTTTGAAAATGTGCCCAGATAACTACCTTACCCTCTACTTCATCTAATAAATCCATTAGCTCAGGTATTCTATTTGTATCCAAATCAACCATGGTGCCATCATCCGCTACAAAGTTACCACAAGTTATTTGTTGGAGTCTCATGAGTTGAGTTAAAACTGTAGCAGTGGTCATCATTTTACCATTAAAACTAGCAAGAGCCATCTCCTTCATTTGTCGATAGGCTTTTGATTGCTCTGTAGTCAAAGATACAGTTCGTTTCATATAAGTTTTTTTAGGTAAATCTAAACAATCATCTTTTAATACACGATAAGAAAATGGTTTTAATTTTTCTGATAGTTCATTCAAATTTCTATAACCAACTACAATTTGAACAGACCGTCCTCCAAAGTTAGCGGTTCGCATTACAGCATACCTGGTTCTAAAAGAATAATAAGAAGAGTGGCCCAACAGTTCTGGCATTAAAAAATCACATTGTTTATATAAATCTAGTGGTGATTTAGTTACAGGTGATCCAGTTAGTATTCTATTATATTTAGTAGATAACCCTAATTTACATATATTTTTTGTACGTTTGGCCTCTGGATTTTTTATCGTAGTAGATTCATCAATAGCCATCATAGACCTGTGAGAAAGTAAAAATTTTTCTGCAAAGTCCACACCTTTTTTAGTTGATAAAGCCTCTACATTCATGATTAAAATATGTAAATCTTCACCAGTTTCAAACAAAGTGTTTAATTTTTTCTGTTGTGTTTGATTTATATTAGATTGCCATAACACCGTTTTGTGTTCAATATGATCTACCAAATGCGTAGGTATCTCAGATTCATACCAGTTTTTTACGACACCTTTTGGTGCCACAATTAAAACACCATTTATCTTACCATTGTCATAAAGCATGGATATATTATCTATTAGCACTTTGGATTTACCGGTACCCATTTCCATAAAATATGCAAAGTATGGTTTGTTCCAGGACATCTCCAATGCTTTAAGTTGATGCTCATATGGCGTAGTCTTAAATTTATATTTCATAATATTTTCTACTTTCTATTGACAAAGTATATAACATCTTTATATTGTTTGTCAATGTCAGAAAGAATAGTTTATGTGATACAGGAGGTGCCAGGCACAAAAGCAGGTAACCCTAAAATAAACATTATAGGTGCACAAAAATATGGCACTCTAAAATTTTTATTACCTGAACTTTCACAGATGATATTTTCTCCTGGACCATTAATTTTTAAATTAAGAAAACTTTTAAAAAATTATAACTCAGAAGATTATTTATTATTGACAGGCGACCCTGCACTAATTGGTGTTGCATGTTCTATTGTATCTGATATTACAAATGGAAAATACAACTTATTAAAATGGGATAAGCAAGAAAGGCAATATTATCCTATTGCAATAAACTTATACGAGAAAGGAGAAACTAATGAGTAGTATTAATTTTGAACAGGATCAAAGAGAAGATTTAAACTCAGTCAATGACGCTAAATCTTTGTCAGATCAAGTAGTGAAACTTAAAAAATTAGAAGATGAGTTTCAAGAAAAAGAAAAAGAATTGAAAGAACTAAAGAGGCATCTAGATCTATTATCTGGTGAGGTCATACCCACTATGATGCAAGAGATGAATATCTCTACGTTAAAATTAGCAGATGGTTCTTCAGTTGAAGTAAAACCAGTTTATGGTGCTTCTATTACAGCAGCTAATAAAGAGGCAGCATTTAAATGGCTTCGAGAAAACGGCCTAGGTGATCTTATTAAAAATGAGATTACAGTTTCCTTTGGTCGTAACGAAGATAACAAGGCACAGCAATACGCTGTCCTTGCGCAGGGTCAAGGATATCAACCCGTCCAGAAATTAAAGGTCGAGCCCATGACTCTCAAAGCATTGGTCAGGGAGCGTCTCGAGTCTGGACAAGAGATGCCCTCTGATCTATTTAACGTGTTCTCAGGAAACAGAACTAAAGTAACAAGGAGCAAATAAACATGAACCAAGTAACAGAGAAAAAGTCTGCAGGTCTTCCAGCAAATGTGTTTGAAGAAGATGCAGCAAAAGGTTTGGGTAAAATAGGTCAAGAAGATCTAGCCCTTCCTTTTCTAAAAATCCTTGGACAGCTTTCACCAGAAGTTAATAAACGTGACGGTAAGTATGTCGAAGGTGCAGAACCAGGTATGATATTTAATTCAGTATCAGGTGAACTGCATGATGGAGTAAAAGGTATAGATGTAATTCCATGTTTTTATAAACTAGAGTACATCGAATGGAAAGATAGGGGAGAGGGATTAGGTGCACCAGTTGCAATTTATGATTCTTCATCTGATATCATGTCCAAGACAACACCAGATGCAAACTACAAAGATAGATTACCAAATGGTAATTATATTGAGAAGACTGCGTCTCACTTTGTCATAATCATGGGAGATAATCCATCAACAGCATTGATATCCATGAAATCTACTCAATTAAAAATTAGTAGAAAGTGGAATACAATGATGAATGGTATAAGATTGAAAGGAGCAAAAGGTTTATTCACACCAGCATCTTTCAGCCACATTTACAAACTAAAAACCACACAAATGTCAAATGATAAAGGCACATGGTTTGGTTGGGAAGTTAGTAAAGTGGGCCCAATAACTGATCAATCCTTATACAGTCAAGCTAAATCGTTTTCAGAAAGCATCTCAAAAGGTGCTGTGAAAGCAAAACACGGTGAGACTGAAACAAAATCAAAGGATAGCATTATCTAATCCCTACGGGGTATGCGCAGCGTGGGCCGGGAAGCGAGAGTGGAAGGCCCACGTAACTCAGTTATGGATACTAGATATATAAAATTTTTTGATGGATATAGATCGGCATATGGATTAGCTGACTTTGATCATCCCGAGGCTTTTGTTGATCCTGACAGCGGCAAGAAAAAACCAGTCTATCGTTGGAACTTTGAGAAGTTAACAGAATCTGTCTATAGCTCTCACTTGCAAGGCAAGGTGTCAATTGGTATTCAACCATGTAATGAAAACAAAGAAGTTAAGTTTGGAGTCATAGACATTGATCCAAAAGAATATGATGATTTTGATAAAAAATTTTTTATAGATACAATACAACAATACGATCTTCCTCTCATACCAATAGAATCTAAAAGCGGTGGTTTGCATTTATGTATTTTCATGGATGCATTTACGAATGCTAAAATTGTAAAATCTTTTTTAACTAATTTATTACCCTTATTTAAATTAAAACAAGACACTGAAATATTTCCAAAGCAAACAGAATTAACTAGAGACGAGGAGACAGGTAATTTAAAACCAGGTCAATTTATTAATTTACCTTACTACGGTGATAAAAGAAAAGCCATGAACTTAGATGGGACTAAGTTTGAGTTAGATCAATTTTTAAAAGTAGTTGAGTCAAATCTAGTATCTAAAAAAGATCTAGAAATTATTACTAACGAAATAGATTTAAAAATATACAGAGGCGTAGATGAAGATTTAATTGATGGTCCACCTTGTCTTGCAGACATTTCCAAGATTTCTAACCAAAAAGGTTTCGATGGCAAAGATCGATTTATGTATAATTATCATGTGTTTGTGAAGATGAAGTACCCCGACGATTGGGAACGCAAGGTTAAAAATGCACCAGTAAAATTTTTTGAAGAATCACATGCTAATGCATGGGACGATAAAAAATTAAGCGCTAAATTAAAATCTTGGAAGAGATCAGAAAAAGGATACACCTGTAATGAAAGTCCGATAAGTGATTTTTGTAAAAAAGGTATTTGTGTTAAGAAAAAATTTGGAGTGTTGGCAGGATCTAAAGGAGCGTATCCTGTATTAACCAATTTAAGAAAGATAGAAATATTTGAAGAACCTGAGTATGAGTTTGATGTGACTAAACCTGATGGTATCGGAACAGCAACAGTGCACTGTAAATCAATAGAACATTTAAACGATCAACGTAAGCGTAGAAATGCCATAGCAAAGGCTGCAGGTTTTTTACCACCTCTAATAAAAGGAGATCAAGAACAAACAGTAATGGACGCTCTTTACTCTACACAGAAAACAGTGCAACCACCAATAGGAACTTCACCAAAAGAAAAACTACACGATGTTCTACATGCAAAAATAAATGGACCAAAAGCGACTAACGATGCTGCCTTTAAAACTGGGTCAGTGTTAATTGAAGGTGACTATGCATTTTTTAAATTTGATAAATTTTTTGAAAGATTGAAAGCAAAAGATTGGAAATATAAAGAAGAAAAAACAGGTCGTATCATGGAGTTAGCCTATAGAGAATGTGAGATAGAGTTTTTAGAACAAAAAAGATTTCCTACAAAAGAAAAAGGAAAATATAATGCATCTGTAAAAAATGTGGTGCAAATTAATTTAAAATCTTTTGAGGAGATACCAATCAATCATAAACCATTGAAACATAAAACGGAGATAATGTGATTAGTAGAAAATTATTTGGACCCCCAGGCACTGGCAAGACAACCAAACTTTTAAAATATGTGAAGACATTTTTAAAATTAGGCACGCCCATAGATAAGATAGGGTACTTTGCTTTTACTAAAAAAGCTGCAGAGGAAGCGATTGATAGAATGTTAGAACAATATCCAAGATACAATAGAAAAGACTTAAAACATTTTAGAACTCTACACTCTCTAGCGTTTACAAGATTAGGATTAAAAAAATCTGAGGTCATGCAGGATGAGCACTATGAAGACATAGGTAGAAAATTAGGTATTGAAGTTACGGTCTACTCTGAGGGTCAAGAAAAAACTGGGTTTGTAGATTCTGATAGTGAATATTTTAATTTAATAAATGCAGCGAGGATAAAAGAAATATCCGTTGAAGATGAATATAATACAGGCATGTATTCAGAAACACTGGATAAACGATTGTTATCTATACTTCAAACAGAAGTTATTAATTATAAAGACTCGTTTAAACTGGTAGATTTTACTGACATGATTGAAAAATTTATTGTGTCAGAAATGTGTCCAAAATTAGACATAGCTTTTATAGACGAGGCTCAAGATTTATCTCCGATACAATGGAAGATGTGTAAAGAAATAATAAAAAATAGTAAGTACGTAATTTTAGCAGGCGACGATGACCAAGCAATTTATGGTTGGGCGGGTGCAGATGTTAAAATGTTTCAAAATATTACAGCAAAGAAAGACATTATTTTGCCACAATCTTATCGAGTGCCAAGCATGGTGCAACATATAGCTGATCAAATTTTAAATCGTATACCAGACGAAAGGAGAATAAAAAAACAATGGTCACCTAGACCAGACATGGGATCCGTTCACCACATAACTTCTATTGAAGATGTTCCGTTACACACCGGACAATGGTTAGTGTTAGCCAGGTATAACGATAGACTGAACAAACTTATGCCAATATTAAAAGATATGGCTATTTACTACGAATACAAAGGACGTAAAAGCTATGGAAAAAGATTGTACACATCTATTAAAAATTACACCAGGTGGACAAACGGAGATAAATTATCTCTCTCAGAGTGCAGAGATTTGTTTGAATTTTTACAGGAAGATACAGAAATATCAGAAGAAAGAATGTACGATCTTTACGAGTTTGGGTATTTTACACATCAAGAATGGTATGAAGTATTTAAATCTAATCCTGAAGAAAATTTATACATACGTGAAATGTTAAGAAACGGAGAAGAATTATCAAAAGATGCTAGAGTTAAATTATCCACTATACATTCTGCGAAAGGTGGAGAGGCAGAAAATGTATTATTAATTTTAGACAACACAAAAACAATCAGAGAATCAGCAGAAAAAAATGATGACAAGTCAGATGAAGAAAATAGAGTTTGGTATGTGGGTGTGACTAGAACAAAACAAAATCTTTATATACTAGCCGCAAAAAAGGAGGACAGGGGATATGACATCGAAAGTTTGGGATAAACAACACGGAGGATCTCATTATAAAAAATATAAAATACAGCCAAGCAAGTTTGTAGTAGAGAATAAATTGCTATATCCTGAAGGTTGTGCTATAAAATACATAATCCGTCATCAAGATAAGAACGGAAAGGAAGATATATTGAAGGCCATACATTTCTTAGAGATGATTATTGAGAGGGATTATAGTGAAAATTCCTAAGTTTGAAGCGCAAACGGAGTGGGTAAAACCCACAGAGTTTCCTGACTTACGTCATGTAGATGAAATAGCAATTGACCTAGAAACAAAAGATCCTGACTTATTAAAAAAGGGGTCTGGTTCTGTTATTGGTAATGGTGAAGTCATAGGTATTGCTGTTGCAACAAAACATTTTAAAGGATATTTTCCAATAGCACATGAAGGTGGTGGTAACATGGATAGGACCAGAGTTCTATCTTGGTTAAAAGATATACTCGAAACATCATCAACAAAAATTTTTCACAATGCGATCTATGACGTTTGTTGGTTGCGAGCAATGGGGTTTAAAATTAACGGCGACATTGCATGCACGATGATAGCTGCAGCGTTGACTGATGAGAACAGATTTAGATATGATCTCAATAGTTTATCATGGCACTATCTTGGTTATGGTAAAAACGAAGCTGCACTTGCAGAGGCTGCAGAAGAATGGGGCATAGATCCAAAATCAGAAATGTACAAACTACCTGCAATGCACGTTGGTGCATATGCAGAACGTGATGCTGAAGTTACACTAGGGCTTTGGCAAGAAATGAAAAAAGAAATTATGAGCCAAGACCTGGAGGATATATTTGATCTAGAGTCTGACCTATTTCACTGCCTGGTTGACATGAGATTCAAAGGTGTACGTGTAGATATAGAAAAAGCACATGCAATGAAAAAAGAATTAATCTCACAAGAAAAAGAGTTACTACATAAAATAAAAGGTGAAACTAATATTGATACACAGATCTGGGCAGCAAGATCTATTGCAAATGTATTTGACATATTAAGATTAGAATATCCACGCACAGAAAAAACAGCAGCGCCAAGTTTTACTAAAAATTTTTTACAAGAACATAATCATCCCGTTGTTAAAATGATAGCGCAGGCAAGAGAAATAAATAAAGCACATACAACTTTTATAGATTCTATCATACGATATGAACATGAAGGTAGGATACATGCAGAGATAAACCAACTAAGAAACGCAGGTGGTGGCACAGTCACTGGTAGATTTAGTTATCAAAATCCAAATCTACAACAGATACCTGCACGTAACAAAGATCTTGGTCCTAAAATTAGATCGTTGTTTATTCCAGAAAAAGACTGTAAGTGGGGTGTGTTTGACTATTCACAACAAGAACCTAGATTAGTTGTTCACTATGCATCTCTGTATAAATTACCATCAGTATATGATGTTGTTGAGTCTTATAGCAATGACTCAAGCGCAGACTTTCACCAGACTGTAGCAGACATGGCTCAGATACCCAGGTCCCAGGCTAAAACAATTAACCTTGGATTATTTTATGGTATGGGTAAGGCTAAACTTCAGGCTGAGCTAGGTGTAACAAAAGATAAGGCTGCAGATTTATTTAATACTTATCATTCACGTGTACCATTTGTTAAACAGCTTATGGAAAAAGCGTCGAATAGAGCACAGGATCGGGGGCAAATAAGAACGTTGCTAGGTAGGTTGTGTAGGTTTCATCTTTGGGAACCGAACCAGTTCGGGATGCATAAGGCATTACCTCATGAGGAAGCACTCAGGGAACATGGACCGGGGATCAGGAGAGCCTACACATACAAAGCACTAAACAAGTTAATTCAAGGAAGCGCTGCGGACATGACTAAAAAAGCAATGTTAGAATTATATAAAGAGGGTATTGTACCACATATACAAATACACGACGAGTTAGATCTATCCATAGAAGATGACGCACAGGCTAAAAAAATTATTGAGATTATGGAGCAGGCTGTTACACTAGAGGTTCCAAATAAAGTAGATTATGAGTTTGGAAATAACTGGGGAGAAATAAATGGTTAAAAAATATTATGATAAATTTTTGGTATGGCAACTATACTACAGAAGAGAAATAGTGTGTTTTATAGCTGGTCTTATTATTGGGGCAATACTATTGTAATGACCTATGGCTTATTTAAATGCAAACATACCAGCGACTTACGCACAAATAAGAAGAGAATATTTATTCGATTGTAAAAAACATCATGGAGAAGTTGAAGACTGTATTGTATTCGGTGTTACGTCGATTGCGGGAAGTGCTTTACTCTTCCACGCCATTATGGAAAATGGTGCAATCTTTTACAGACTACCTATCACAGCTTTTATTCAACGCGGATTTAAGATTGAGAACGTACCTAAACGTAGACTTGATGAGCTTCAGCTTTGGAATTGTTTTAGTTATTATCCTGCTGTTACTTCTTGGGATATAATTCAAGGAACATCTGGTAAATATATAGGTAAAGACCGTAAGTGGCACCCAGGAAAATATCTATTTACTATTGATTTTGCCCACCCAGAGAGTAATATACTAGATACTGAACATTCAGAGATACCGCACGAACACAAGTGCGCTCACATTATTGCCCTAGATGATGGCAATTTTGCAGCACAACCAAACAATAGAATAATTTGGGATCTTCCTTCATTTACAGTTAAGGACGAAATACCAAAATGGAAAGTGCAAACAACTGAGTGGAATGTAGAAGATACTGGTAAATGGAAAACGGCAGACACTGACGATTTCTTTTACGAAATTGAGGAGAAAAAATGAAAAGAAGTAATACTCAAAAAATTTGGGACCGATGGGTTTATAAAATAAAAAACATCTGGAATAAAATAAAAAGCAGGTTTTTAAAATAAATATGTCACCAGAGGTAGCCAGGATGAATTATTATTTTACAGGAATATTAATTATTCTTATTACATTGCTAGCTTTGTTTGGAGGTCCAAGTGGCTACTAAAAAACCACTAAACATTTCTGAAGAAGCGGCAGTGCAAATGCCGATGAAGACGGTTGCGTCTTTGATTATAATCGTAGCACTCGGCACTATGGGCTACTTTCAGATTGTAGAGAGGTTAAATGTTGCGGACACTAGACTACAACTAATGGAAAAAGATTTAGAAGAGAACACAGAGTTTAGAATTAAATGGCCACGTGGACAACTAGGTTCATTGCCCGCCGATTCTGAGCAATTCATGATGATCGAGGATCTTTATAAGTCGACCGACCGTATTAATAAACACATAGAAGACATGGCCCTAAACAAAGTTAACATTGAATTTTTACGTAAACAAATGGATAAAGTTTTGTCTGATATTGAAAAATTAAAAGATGCAAACAGAGAGTATAAATACAATGGCAACGGATCGAATAACTAAACAAGTAATAAAATACATTAACGACATGCAGAAGAAAGCAAAGCAGATGCAGTTTGTAAAACATTTAAAAAAAGAAGTAAATATAAATGCAAATGGTTCTAGTAAATATAAAATTAAAGAAGGACCAAACAAAGGTAAGGTTTTAGGATGATCGAGACTGTAGTGGCCCTGCTGATGTTCTGGGACGGAGAGATCAAGGAACACAGAATACAACAATCAATGGCAGAATGTTTACGTGCACGTCGTGTAGCAGAACGTGAATTTAATCCAAACATATCTTACAAATGCATACGTAGTGAAGCAGAAACAGAAATCTACATGGGTGAAAAAAGTATCAAAAAACTTCACCTTAAATGAAAAAGCCCAACAAAAAAAGAAACCCAGTTGCAAAACAACTAAGACATTTTAAAAATAAAGTGATAAAGAATAAAAGAATATATGACAGGAAAGTTTTTCAAATTTCAAACAGAGATAGTTAATGGCAACTGTCCAACATGTGGAGAACACACAATGTTGGTAGGTATAACCAGACAAGTTTTTAGATGTATGACCTGTGGTTCAGATTTAGAACAACATATTAATGGCAAAATAAGTTATATACCTCACTTAACAAAAAATACTTTACAATCTGAGGTTGATAATTATTTCGGAAATTATGGCGAAGAAGAGTAAATTTGGTGTAAATACGTACATAGAACGGTCAAAACCTAAGATAGGTAGACATAAAAAACGTATGAATAAATCAGAAAAACGTAATTATAAAAAATACCGTGGTCAGGGCAGATAAGCCTTGACAAATATCTCGCATTATCCTATATAGAAAGAGTAACATAAAGGAGAAAACATGAACGCAATACAAAGCGTGGGCGTAATACAAGAAACCCGAAACTATGGTCTATTTGACTTTGTTAAGGGCAATCGTGATATTAATCGTTCACATGTTAATCGTTTAAAAGATAAAATTAAGAGAAGGGATTTAAAAGAAATCCCAATACTTGTTTTATCTAAAAACAAAAAAGGTAAGTACCCTATCTTTGATGGGCAACACCGATTCGCTGCAAGAAGTGAATTGAATAAACCAATTCGTTTCATTGTGACGGAAAAACTCAAGGCTGATGATATTAGTATAGCAAATACTGATAATTCTAATTGGGTTATGAAAAACCATTTAAAAAAATGGGTTGAGAAAGGTAATGAAGATTACATTTATTGTAATTCTTTCATGGAAAAACATTCTTTGAATAATAAATTTTCCGTGGCCATTACTATTCTTAATAACTCATTTAGAAGAGAACGGTCTCAAGAGACTGACTTCGAACATGGTTTATTTTCAGTCGTAGACAGAAAAGAGTCTGAAGAAACAATAGAATACATAAACAAGATTCTAACAGAAATAGATTCTAGTAAATGTAAAAACACTTTCTTCTATTACTCTTTATTGCATGCGATGAGCCACGATGGCTTTAATAGAGAGCACTTTGTAAAAAAGGTAGAGAAATTATCTGCTAAATTTAAAGGTGCCACTAATAGTCAAGAGTGGGTCGACATAGTGAGTAAAGTCTATAATAAACATAATCAAGGTTTAAAGAAATTTAGACCTATTGTGTTTAGAGATTTTAAAACAAATAAATAAACATTTAAGGGCCTTCGGGCCCTTAATTAACAAAGAAAGGTAAAACATGATGTACATAAAGCTAAACAAAAAGCAATTGATTAATAAAATCAAAGATTTAGCACATAGAGATAAGTGTTGGGTTAGAGATTATAACAAGTTGCAAAAACAGTTAGACAAGGCAGAAGTAGATCTTCATAATGAAAAAGAAATACACAAAAGAGAAATGGATGACCTGCACGATGCCCACAATGAAGATATAGCAACAGTGAAGAACATAGCAGACAACGAACGTAAGATGGATGAACTGAACGCTCTTAGAAAATCAGAATCCTTGAAAGATAAGATAATCTATTTGTTAGAGAATAGAGGTCCAACGTTTGTAGATCACTATCATTCTGGAAGTGTGGCCCCTACTACTGGCACTAGTATCACAACAACTGGTAACACAACTTTTTGGAACAAATGAAAGAAAAAGTTATAACAATAAAACCAAAAGGCATAACTCAAAAACAATACGCTAGTTTTTTATTAGAATTAAACTTGATGAAAAAAGCATGGCAGCCGTATGGTGTAAGCGTTGAGCTGTCAGCTCCAGGTTTAAAAAAGATACTGCAGTTTGGCACTAGAAAATATGCTGTTGAAAAAAATTGACGAAGCCGCAGAAATATGGAACAAGACAAGTGATGGAAGAAATGGTATCTCACTTAATAATCTATCTTTTAAAAGTAGACGGAACCTACATCAGGGAAGTTTACGAATTAACAAGATCGATAACACTAGCAGAGTGTATGTCTTTCGCAGAGGACCATAGAGAAGCTATCGCCACTTTTGATGATGCAAAAAATCGTTGGTGGTTGAATGATGGATCTGGTAATGCTTGGTTTGGATCTGAGTGTGTTAAATAGTTTCCGTTTTTCTACAAATAAATTTTATATAGATACCGTTTTCGTTAACATCTTTTGGTCCGATCTCTTCGTGTTTTATCAAACTTTGTTTATATCCGCTTTCAAGACACCCATACATAGTATCAAATTGTTTTGGCCATTCATAGCCCGGCATACACGTACCCGTAACGTTTGAACACATTATCATTATTAACAAATATTTCATTGACACCCATTGTAATGTATGAGATAAATCCCATATGATTTATATAAACAAGAAAGGAGTATAACAGCATATGACTGATATAACAAAATATAAAAATGTCTCGTTATCCCATGAGACTTACAATAAACTAGATCAAATACGAAAAGTAATTGTACCCAACACTACACTTAGTAGGTCACAAACTATAAACATTTTAGTAAAAGAAAAGGCGAGTAAGTTAAATGGAAGAATTAAAACAAAAGGAAACTAAAAAAATTATTTGTCCTGAGTGTAGAGGTAATGGTTATGTAAGAATACCTTATCACTTAGCTAAAGAAGAGATATGGGCAGACTGCGAAGCATGCGATTCACAAGGAGAATTGTATGAGCATTAAACATAAAATAAAGATGAAAGAGGAAATAAATCCAAAGGGTCCAAACGACCTAGAATTTCAAATAGAATATCTTACAAATCAAAACGAATTATTAAAAAAGAAGTTGAGAGAAGTAATCGATAAAAATAAAATTTGGGAGAAAGAATACGACAGACTATTGGAAGAAAATAACAACATTAAAATTATGACAAACAAAGGAAAGGTATTATGAAAGATACAGAATTAGCATATATTGCCGGGCTTTTTGATGGTGAAGGGTGTGTATCATACAAGCAATACATGAGAAAAAGAGATAGAAACAAAAAAGCGTATCCAACTTGGCAGATTAGATTAGAAATATCTATGACTGACAAACCTGCGCTACAGAATGTTTGTGATGTCCTGGGTGTTGGAACAGTAACACCAAAGAGATACAGAACTAAAAAAGCCCAGGGTTGGAAAAAACAATGGCGTTGGAGATGCAGCCACAGAGAGGCATACTTTGTATGCATGGCTTTGTATCCATACGCTCACATTAAAATAGATAAATTACAAAAAATTATAGACCACTATTCTAAAAAAGATAATAAAGTTTTTAATGGCAGAGTGGTTAATTTAAATGAATATAAGGAGGCAATGCACGCAGAATGACAAACGAAATAAATTCACCAACGGTTCAATACGGGGTATTTACCTGGGGGCCATGTTGTGTACATATTAAAATATCAGAAGAGTTTCATAAAAAACTTTTAGATGAGGCTTTTAAATCTAGAGTCAAGGAACAAGACTACACAGATAGGCTCGCAGGAATATTAAAAGAAGAATATGAATACAAAGACAAAGGTATGTTTGTGCCGGAGATTGCACAGATCCTGGGTGTGTACGATGAAGCATTTCAGAAATGGAAAAATGAAAAATATAAAATTAAACCACACTACGTATTAACGTCTCTATGGGTAAACTTCATGAAAAAACATGAATATAATCCACCACACGACCATGCCGACCAGTTATCTTTTGTAATATTTCTTGATGTTCCTAGCGAAATTAAGGAAGAAGCAAAAACATTTAAAGGTCAATCCGGTGGTCCAGGTAGTTTATCTTTTGTATATGGTGAGGGTAATAGACAAGCCATAACCTATCAATCGATAATACCTCAGAACAGGGATATGTTTATATTCCCGTCGTGGTTAAAACATTACGTTGCACCTTTTTATTCTGATGTGACCAGGATATCTGTATCAGGGAACGTGGCAAGCTCTGTGCCATTAAATCAAGTGGAAAAAAATGAAAAAGCAAAAATTATTGCACCTGCCAAAGTTGAAGCAGGATAATATAAAAGCTATACTAGGCAATCCTACAACGGATGGTTTGGTAGAGCAGATAATAAATAGGAAACGAAAGGAGAAGAAAAAGAAAAAATGACTGTAGAATATGGAATGGGAATGCTCGTTGTAGGTTTATTTGCGATTGGAATTATTGCAGGTATTGGCTACTACGTAATTAATAACAGGGAGAAAAAAGAAAAAACACGGTGGGATGATTTAGAATGAAAGATATAGGATATATTGTAATTTATGCGTTAGTTATATTATGGCTAACAGGATGTAGTAGTAAGTTTGATAGCTTTGATCCGGCGACATCGACTTTGAGATGGATAATAACTAGCGATAAAAAATGAAGTGGAATCAGAGGTTCGTTTACCCAAAGAGCAGTAGGAGCTTAGTCATGGGTCGAAGACACTACGAAATAGGTAATGATAAGTTACCATCTGTAACCACCATTCTATCACAGACACAGTCAGAAGAAAAGCGTAAAAGTTTAGCGAACTGGCAGGCAAGGGTTGGACAGCACCGTGCCGACCGAATCAGAGATTTATCAGCAATGCGTGGAACGTCCATGCACACGTACCTTGAAGGGTATATTAAAAATCAACGACACCTAGACCTCACCGCCTTGGGCCAGGAAGCAGGGCGCATGGCAGACGTGATTATTGGATCGGGGCTCGGGGAACTAGAGGAGGTCTGGGGCACAGAGGTCACCATACATTACCCTGGGTTGTACGCAGGTCAGACTGATGTTGTAGGAATTTATAACGGACGCGAAAGTATAATTGACTTCAAGCAAACTAACAAGCCTAAACAACGTGAGTGGATTGATGATTATTTCATACAGCTAGCAGCTTACGCCATGGCCCACAACTATGTATACGGCACCAAAATACAGTCTGGAGTTATTTTAATGTGTTCTAAAGATTGCTTCTTTCAAAAATTTGAAGTGGCGGACAAAGAATTTCAAGGCTACATGCATGCATTCTTGAAGAAAATAGACCAGTATTATGAGAATTGTACCAAAGATCCAAAGGATCAAGATACAAAAAATGATTAAAAAATACAGGAAATCATTGGCTAATTTGGTCATGTACCCATTGTATACACTATTTCTATGAAAAAATTTTTTATTTTTTTATTTTTTTTAAAACCTAGGTACAATTGGTACAAATGAAAAAAGATAGTAATACCAACAGTTATTCGTTCATTTTTGTACCAAGAGGCCTTGGTACAATTAGGTACAATTGGTACAAATGTATTAAAAAGCTAGTAATACCAACGATTTAGGGGTCGCGCGCATATGAATATTAGTTATAGATTTATATTTTATAAAACCTGGAGTATACAGACCTATGCCCAAACGTAAGAAGAAATCAAAGTTTAAACACGTCGTGATCGGTTCGAAGAAGTATTATTTTTATCGTTTAGAATGGATTGACATAACTGGGGATGCAGGCCATGCATCAGTCGAAGAATTTGATAAATTCGAATGCAGCAAAATGATAACACACGCATACATATACAAAAAAACTTCCAAGTTTGTTTGGACCTTTGCTTCATATGAAGATAAAGACGTTTCATTTTCAGACCGTAATGTTTTTCCTATTGGTTGTATTAAAAAGATGGAGAGGATTACTCTTTAGAATTAGAAAGAGCTTTTATTCTCTCGCTTTGTATAGATTTAATTCTTTTAATTTCTTCTAACTTCTCTTCGTTAGTCATGTCACTTATCTTGCCGTGTAGATGTATATCTACAAATTGCCCAGTAGCTTTACCTATCAGGTTTTCAAACCCTACTGCTTTTTCTGTCTTACCTTCTTCTACTAATTTTTGAGATAGTATTTGTTGTCTTCTAACGTAGTTGTGTTTGGTTACTGCAAAAGATCTATTAACTTCATTGCTTCTTTTAGCCAAGTATCTTTGGATCTTTGGGTTTTGCATAAGACCGTACGCTTCAAATCTGGCATTCTTTGGGGCATAGCCAGCAGCTATTGCTGCATCTTGATGTGTGGTCCTACCCTCATTCATGATTAGATACTCACAAAATCTACGCTGCATCTCTGTCAATTCCTGTGGGTGAGCTGCCTTTTTGTTGACAATTTCTTTAGACATGGTTGCAATATATATTTATATGGGATATATATCAATACCTGAATGAAAGCGAAAGAACTACGTCAATACTTAGATAAATTCCTAATATCACCAACGGCCCAGAATGCTAGGGTCCAAATTGAAATGCCCAACGGTGAAAAACTTGACCTTGGTGAAATTCAACTCTTGGAAAGTAGAATGATTGGTGATAGAGATACGCATATTTTAAATTTAAAAGGTGTAAGACTTAGTGGGACTTGGAAACTACCTAAGATAATTGGCAAGCTCTAACCCTTGAGGTGTACTACTTGAAAAACGAAAGGGATTTGTGGCGTGAGCTTAAAAGAAATACAACAAAAATATCTTGGAATAGATTGGAAAACCGTAGTTTATTGGGCACTCCCGATCTACTGGGTTATAATTCTAATAGCACCTTTTTTACAGTCGAATTAAAGTACACATCAGTACACAAAATTAGATTTTCACCCCACCAAATAGCCTTTCATGTGAAGCATGAGAATAACACATTTATTCTGGTAGGACGTTCCCCGGATAAGGGGAAGGTATGCTTGTACCCTGGATCAGAAATAATTAATCTTGTAAGGGAAGGCTTGCGCCTGAGCCCTTTGGCTTGTGGCTGGGATGCTTGTCAGCTTGTGCTTGAGCGCTTGTAGGCTTGTTGCCTTCTGCCTGTGCGTTCGCTTCTTCAAGGCTCATGAATCTGAGCTTGTAGCCTCTCTCTTTCAGATCTTTCAACCTGGAGGGGCTCCAATAATACATAGACATGCTAGTGATTCCAATAACTAATGTTATGTATATCACGGTTCCAGCAAGCACGGCAATCTAAACATTTATTATCTTGCTTTGGAGCTGGACAGACTTGAGAAGTGGCCCCGAACCAGGGCGCGTCTTTTGTTATTACTGTTGAAACATTGGGCCAGCTTTTAATCGGTGGCTGGTCGTTCATCGGGACGCTGTAACGAATACATAAATTTTTAGGAGCTATTTTTATAAATGGTTTAACCCACGCCTCCCGGGTCGGCATCCAGTGTTGAATCTTTGGCGTTAACTTACAAACTTTAAAAATTTTTAATAAGTGTTTTAAATCTTGTACATCTCCGGAATCGTGCCACCTAAATTCTTTAGATCGTTTATTATTTATTTGCATAACCATGGCCGGGACCCAGTGCGGGTGGCGTATTGCTTTTAATCTGTAGTATTGCGCATCTTGCACAACTTTAAAAACATAACAGCCTTTTAATGCATAACAATTGTAACAGGTTGAGCCCTCAACCTTTCGGAGCTTGCTCCCGGTTTTGCATTCCTTAGCCGGTAAACCATAAGACCACCCCGGCATCTTGGAAGGCTTTGAGAGGCTGCCTGTAATTTCTTTTGCTTTCAATATATTCATAACTTTCTATCTCCCATAATATCCCATGCTTGCGGACTTGTCAAGCCTGTTAGTTTAGAATCATTCTAAACTGGGGGGGCTTGCTTGTGGGCGGGCCCACCCAAAAAAAAAAAAAAAATAGGATCAGCTGGCAAGGCCGCCCGCAGGCGGCTTCTCTCTGTTCTCTTTCAACAGAGCCAGCTAATCCGGCTGTTGCTAGTTTTATTATTAACCTTCCAGGTATGCAGGTCTTACGCGCTTCCTGCTGGTCGCCGCTTCGGTTACAGCCATCACCAGGGACAAACGAACTCCCTGACCAGTTTTGGTTGATGTCTGGACCATACCCAGACATTTAATACTATTGTATGTCTCGACCAAATCTGATCCCAGGTCCGAGTGCTCCAGTAATTCCTTGCACTAAGGCGCTAGCGATGTTCGGACCAGGGATCAGCCCCGCTGGTTTCGTCTCCAGCGAGTTTGTGGACTGATCCCGGGCCCTACAGTTATTCGGCGACGCACTAGTATTGAGCCGTCTCAGGAATCCTGCGTCTCAGCCCCATAGAGCCCGGGATCAGTGGGCCTTTATTATTAAGGCTCATGCCCAGGAGCCTATAATCCCATATAATCCTATTGACAATGTTTGTCAAGTAGTTTATAAAAATAATTAACAGAAAGGATAAGTTATGAAAGCAATGACCAAGTATCAATTGGAACATTTTAAAAGAAAGGTCCAACAGAAATTTGAACCTTTAATAGATGAAGCCAATTTGACATTAAGAAAAACAGTTGCAGATATGACAGCAAGCGCAGAAAAAAAGCTGGCTGATAAATTAGATATCTCAGCTGACATTGAGGAGCTACAAGAAATGGAGGATCAGATTTTTGAAAAAAAGAAAATGCTGGCCACATTTTTTAATAGATCCGCTACAACGGATAAAATGAAATCTAAATTGGATTATCATTTTACAAGAGCCATGGACCGTGATGACATAAAAGACATCACCGCGGAAAGGTGCCTGGACCAAATAAGAAACTGGGCCCAGGATCTCGCTGAACGCGAAGCTGAAAAAACTAAGGACGGCAAAAAACTTGTCAGACTTAGACAGCTAAAAGAGGACGCTATATCTACCGTCATGGAAAGCGGGTTGCCAGGTGAATTAATTGAGAACCTGAATAAACATTTTAAGGTTATCGGGCTCACATGGCACAATAACATAAAATCAATAGAAAATAATTTAAATTAACTATTGACAATGCCTGGGGTATCATATAATATCCCAGGTATAGCAGAAAGGATATATGAAACAGAAAGAAATAAATATTAAGGAAGGCACAACTGGTCTTATAAGTTACTATGCTAAGAAGTATGGTAAGTTTATAACTAGAACTTTCTTATGGGACAATAAATGTACTTCAACATCAAAGTACGTTATCTATTATGACACCTTCAGAAATAATTACAGGTGCGCAACTAGACCCGTTAAGATGTCAATCAACATAAATAGAAAGGCAGGATAAGTATATGGATTGGAATATAATCTTATACCTAGGATTAATTTTGATGGGATCTGGTTTCGCTCTATGGCTTCATAGTGAAATGAGGATCAGAGAAATTGATCGACAACTATTCTTAAATGAACAGTTGGCTAAATCGTTTAAAAAAAATAAGGAGGAAAATAAACATGCATCTAATAATTAAAAAAGAGACATGGGGAAGTCAGCCCTCAATTTTTTCAGTAGTAGGAACTGCTAAGACTTATGAACAGGCTACTAAACTAATTGAGGCCCATAATTTAATTAATACTAAAAATAATGTAGAGTTTCACGCGGTACTGTTTGAGGCTGAACCATTAGTATTAACAGATGAAGTAGAGGACAAACAACTCACTTTATTTTAACCGAACACTTTCCATAGTGTATCCTGAACCGGGGCGCAGAAATGCGCCCCGGTTTTTTTATTTATAATCCTATAATATCCCATGCAATAATTGCATACCCTTTCCCAGAATATCCCATGCAAAAACTGCATAGCTCCAGGAATCCTGGCATAAAAACCACAGTCAATATTGTAAATATGCAACAGTGTCCAAAATGGGCCGCGCCGTGGGGGGCTTGTGCACGGGCGGGCCCACCCATAGAGGTACCAGACCGGTCGACGTTTTTATTGTATTTATAAACATCGACCCCCCTTTCTACGCAAAGGGGTCCCAGACAGCGTATATATTGTCGAATTCACATAGTTATGGTAAAGGTTTTGAAAATAAATTTACATATGTCTAATGAAAAAAATTTTTCAAAAAATTTTGACGGATTGACCAAAGAAGAAAGTGAAAGACTTTTGGAATTGGAAAGAAGTCTGGAACTAGCAAAAGCCAAACCAAGAATAGAAAACAACTTTTTAAGTTTTGTGAAATATGTTTGGCCTGAGTTTATCGAAGGTTCACATCACAAAATTATTAATAAAAAATTTAACGAACTTGCCTCTGGCAAAATAAAACGTCTAATCATCAACATGCCGCCAAGACACACAAAGTCGGAGTTTGCCTCATACTTACTTCCGGCATGGATGGTTGGCCGTGATCCCCGATTAAAGATTATTCAAGCAACTCACACGGCTGATCTAGCTGTCGACTTCGGACGTAAAACAAAAAACCTGGTCGATGAGCCCCGATACCGGGAACTGTTTGATACGAGACTGCAAGAAGACTCTCAAGCCGCTGGTAAATGGAAAACGGAACAGGGAGGAGAATATTTCGCTGCCGGTGTTGGTGGAGCAATAACAGGTCGTGGTGCTGATCTACTAATCATCGATGATCCACACAAAGAACAAGATATTAGAAAAGATAGTAAGTCTTTCGAGAAAGCATGGAACTGGTATACATCAGGTCCACGTCAACGTTTACAACCAGGCGGACGAATCGTTATCGTCATGACACGGTGGAATACCAAAGATCTAACTGGACAATTAATCAGGGCTCAGGGAGAAAATGACTCTGATCAATGGGAAGTTGTTGAACTGCCAGCATTGTTACCAAGTGGTAAACCTGTGTGGCCAGAGTATTGGACCCAAGATGAATTAGAAAAAACAAAAGCATCTATTCCTGTTTCAAACTGGAATGCACAATATATGCAACAGCCAACAGCAGAAGAAGGAGCTATTATAAAACGAGAGTGGTGGCAAAACTGGGAAGGTAAAAATCCACCTCGTGTAGATTATATTATCCAAAGTTACGATACAGCATTTTTAAAAAGAGAAACAGCCGACTTTAGTGCGATAACTACATGGGGAGTTTTTGAAGATGAAGACAATGGCTATAATATTATATTATTAAATGCTTTCAAAGATAGGTTCGAGTTTCCTGAATTACGTAGGGTGGCTCATGAAGAGTATCTATTTTGGAGGCCTGACTCAGTTTTAATCGAGGCCAAGGCATCGGGGATACCGTTAACATCAGAATTAAGAAGAATGGGGATACCTGTAATTAACTTTACACCGAGCCGTGGAAATGATAAACAAGCGAGAGTAAACTCAATATCTCCGCTTTTTGAAAGCGGAAAAGTTTGGGCTCCTATGCATGAACACTTTGCGCAAGAAGTGGTCGAAGAATGTGCAGCGTTTCCACATGGGGACCATGATGACTATGTTGATAGCACAACACAGGCGTTGATGAGAATACGACAAGGCGGTTTAATTCGTCATCCAGAGGATGAAAAAGATGAGCCGATTATAAAACGACAGTTGGAGTATTATTAGTATGGATAAAGAAACACTTATAGAAATGATGAAGAAAGAATACCCGTCAAGTTACGAGGGTGTGAAAGATAAGTTAGATACAATGAGTTTACAAGAAATCTCTGACATGATGGAATTTTTAGATATGACGTTTGGTAAATCATCCAAACCAAAAGAAGGTATCATGGCAACTGATGAAGCAATGTTAGTTGCAGATCGTCCTAAAAAAGATATGACAGTGGCTGAAAGAGATCCGTTGTTAGTTGAAGAATATGAAAAATATGTTTTCGATATGTTAGAACAAGGATTAGAACCAATGTCTTTTGAACAGTTTAGATCAGCGGCTTTCGCTGGTGAAGCAAAAGCTCCAGTAGAAACAGAAGAAGTTGTTAAAGAGAAAAAAGTTATATCCCTCGCAGAAGGTGGTTTGTCGAAATTACTGGAGGTCTAAATGGCCACCTCTTTTAATAGAAATCCTTTAGGTAGTAATCAATTTATACTTAGAACAGATGAAGAGATACAAGCTATCATTGATAGTTATCCTGATAACTGGACTAAAAAAGATTTTAGAGGTGAAGGTAAGTTAAACAAAATAAAAATTTTAACTAGAAAAGAAACAGAAAGACCTGGACTAAAATTTAAATTTGAAGGTAAAAGAAAATTTAAAGAACCTAATCTAGAAAATATTAAAAGAGCTAAAAAAATAAAAATAGCACAAGGTGGAGAAATTTCTATCAGAGGTGGTAAAGAGATAGGAAAAAATTTTAGTCACATATTTCCCATTATTAAAAGCGCTCCTCCAGGCACAAAATCAACTGGTGTAATTGATGCAAAAATGAATAGAGCATTAGAGGGTTATAATAGAGTTGGACAAACAATTGCAGAGGAGCAAGAGTTATTAATTAAAAATAAACCAGAGGGTTATAAGAAAAAAATATTAGAATTAAATGCATTAGCAAAAAAGAATAGTGAAACAGCTGTTAAAAATTTAGGGAAAAATTTTAAAGGCACGATTGGTTATTTTAAAGTTAATCCTGATACAGGAGAGTTTTTAAAAAAAGGTGGAAACTTTAAAAAAACTTTTGCAGGTATAGAGGGAGAAGATAAAATTTTTAGAGACATGACAGGAAAAGAAAGAAAAACTTTTGAGAAAAAAATATCCAATATTGAAAAATTAAAAACTCTTCCTGGAATTACAACTGCATCTAAAATAGATAGACCAGAGGGTGCTTTGTTAAGAGACGAGTTTAAAGCATTTACAGCTAAGTTAAAAAATTATGATAACTTAGATCCAACAAGTTATCCATCTAAAACTTATGTGCGGGATGAACTTAAAAAAGTTCCCATAGAATCAAAAATTAATAAAATAAAAGATATTGATATTCCAACTAGTACAATCTTAAAAGGTCTTGGCAAAGGGACAATTAGAGCTGTTGCACCATTCATTCCGTTTGTAGGAGCAGTTGGTGTTGCACTTGGTGTATCGGATGTTGCAAAAGCAAAAGATGAAGGACTAGAGGGTGAAGAATTAGGTATTGCATATTTTCTTGGTCCAGAGTTAGCTAAAAAATATTCTGATTACAAAGATAGAAATTTAGATGTTGAGTCTGTGGAAGAAGAAGGAATCATGGGACTTAAAAATGGTGGCAGAGTAGGTTTTCAAGGTGGCGGCATGGATGCTTCTACTAAATCTTTTGATAGATCTGCTAACCCCGACAGACCAGGTGGTCCAATAGGTAGAGATGATTCAAGAGATGATAAACCCACAAATATCTCACCACCAAAAAATACTGTTCCTCTTTTTGATAAATTTACAGTAAACATTGGAAAGGATCAATTTTTTGATGTTGGTGTGCCTAAATTTATAGATTTTAGTTTACCCACTAATTATGGCTTATTAAATCTTAGACAACGATTTAGTGATTTTATAAATCCTGATGATATAGATCTTAATCCCGAATTAAGTTTTGGTGGTTCAACGCCTTTATTTGGGGGCAATCTTAACTATGGCGTAGGCATAACAAAAGAGGGACTTATGAAAGATCCAGGGGCTTTTATAAGTTTTACTAAAACATTTGGTGGTGGTGAAAATAGATGATAAAACGATTAACTAGAACAATTCCACCACTCAGAGGACCCAACCCACAAGGGTTGAATGTTCCTTATAAACCGACTATAGTGGTTCGGAACTCGGAGAAAATAAATGGCAGAAATAGACAAAGCTCTTCCAAACGTAGAGCAAACAATAAAAACGCCTAGCGAAAAAGAATTAGAAGTAGCTACGGAACAAAAAATTCAAGAACAAGTTGGTCCTGAAGATGTAAAAATTGAGGAGCAAGAAGATGGTTCCGTTGAAATTAATTTTGATCCAGAAGCTGTCAATCAACCGGGCACTGCAACACACTTTGATAATTTAGCAGATCTTTTACCAGAAGAACTTTTAGGTAGATTAGGGTCTGAAATTTACGAGAATTATGAAAACTACAAAACATCTAGAAAAGATTGGGAAGATAGTTATACAAAAGGTTTAGATCTTCTTGGTTTTAAATATGAAAATAGAACACAACCGTTTCAAAATGCAAGTGGTGTAACACACCCAGTATTAGGTGAAGCTGTTACACAGTTTCAAGCACAGGCTTACAAAGAATTACTTCCAGCGAATGGACCAGTGCACACTCAAACTATGGGTGCACCGAGCAGACAGAAAGAAGATCAATCTGTTAGAGTAAAAAACTTCATGAACTATCAGCTCATGAATGTGATGAAAGAGTATGAACCCGAGTTCGATCAAATGCTTTTTTATCTCCCTCTTAGTGGCTCTGCCTTCAAGAAAGTCTATTATGACGAGCTCTTAGGCAGAGCTGTCTCAAAGTTTGTACCAGCTGATGATTTGATAGTTCCGTACACTGCAACATCTATTGAAGATGCAGAGGCAGTTGTACACAAATTAAAAATGTCAGAAAATGATTTAAGAAAAAAACAAGTTTCAGGTTTTTATAGAGATATAGAAATTACACCCGGCTATTCTCAAGAATCAGAAGTAGAAAAAAAAGAAAGAGAGTTAGAGGGTGTCAAGAAAACTAGGGATGATGATATCTTTACTATTTTAGAGTTTCACATGAATTTAGATCTAGAAGGTTTTGAAGACAAAGATAGTGCTGGAGACATGACAGGTATCAAACTTCCTTACATTGTAACACTCGATGCAGGTAGCAGAGAAGTGTTATCCATCCGAAGAAATTATCAACCTAACGATCCATTAAAAAATAAAATAGAATATTTTGTTCATTTTAAATTTTTACCTGGTCTAGGTTTTTATGGCTTTGGTTTAATACACATGATTGGTGGCTTATCAAGAACAGCGACTAACGCATTAAGACAGCTAATAGATGCAGGCACTTTTTCAAACATGCCTGCAGGTTTCAAACAACGAGGTATTCGTGTTAGAGACGAAGCAAATTCAATCCAACCTGGAGAGTTTAGAGATGTGGATGCACCTGGTGGAAACATCAGAGATGCATTTATGCCTTTACCTTTTAAAGAACCATCACAGACTTTATTGCAATTGATGGGAATTGTAGTTCAGGCAGGACAACGATTTGCCGCCATAGCTGACATGCAGGTCGGTGACGGCAACCAGCAGGCAGCTGTTGGTACGACCATAGCTCTGTTAGAACGTGGTTCAAGAGTCATGTCAGCCATACACAAAAGAATGTATGTGGCGATGAAACAAGAGTTTCAATTATTAGCTGGGGTATTTAAAACTTATTTACCAGCAGAGTATCCTTACGATGTCGTGGGCGCTCAACGAACAGTAAAACTTACAGACTTTGATGACAAGATAGATATTATACCTGTTGCTGATCCAAATATATTTTCACAATCACAAAGAATAAGTTTAGCACAAACAGAGTTACAATTAGCAATGTCTAATCCACAAATACATAATTTATACGAAGCGTACAGAGACATGTACGAAGCAATCGGTGTAAAAAATATAGATCAAGTATTGCCGCCACCACAACAACCAATGCCAATGGATCCTGCTGCAGAAAACATCATGGCAATGACAGGAAAACCATTTCAAGCATTCAAAGGTCAAGACCACAGAGCACACATTACAGCCCACTTAAATTTTATGGCTATGAATATGGCAAAAAATAATCCGGTTATCACCGCATCGTTAGAAAAAAATATTTTTGAACACATTTCTTTGATGGCACAAGAGCAACTAGAGTTAGAATTTGCACAAGAGATACAACAAATTGCACAATTACAACAAGCAATTCAAATAAACCCACAGCTGCAACAAGATCCACAAGTGCAACAACAGATTTTAACGCTTACAACTCAAATGGAATCAAGAAAATCAAAATTAATTGCTGAAATGATGAGAGAATTTAGACAAGAAGAGCAAGAAATTATGGGTGCATTCGGAAATGATCCAGTTGCACAACTAAAAGCAAGAGAATTAGACCTCAGAGCGTTGAATGAAAGTATGAAACGTGAACAAGATCAAGAAAAAATTGATTTGGATCGTTCAAAACAGCTAATGGGGCAACAACAGTTTGATGAAAAGCTCGAACAAAATGAAGAATTAGCAAATTTACGAGCAAGTACATCATTAACAAAGCAAGCAATGTCTCAAACAGCTAAAATTCAGAACGATTTATTCAAAATGGCTGATGTAGAGATCTTGAAAGGTCCAAAAAGATAGTATAAGGAGAAACTATGAAAAAAAATAACGTAAAAGATCCAAAAATTACTCCAGAGTTGGGTGCAGACAAGGATGGCATGCAAAAAGGTGGTATCGTTATCGAAACTACTATGCCAAACGAGTCACAGACTGTGGATGTAAAAGGAACAAGAAGAATTAGACCGGATAAAAAACCGGTGAAAGCTACTTGGTACTAAATCATGTGGTTATCGGCGATTAAATTAGCCGTTTCTGCTGGAAGTAAGATTTATGCTAACAAGCAGAGAACGAAAATGGCAATGTCGGATGCACAACTTATGCATGCCGAGAAAATGGCCCGGGGCGAGGAGCAGTACCAGGGTAAATTGCTAGAGGCTAGACAGTCAGACTGGAAGGACGAGGCAGTTCTCGTAATTCTCAGTTTGCCCGTGTTGGTGCTCGCATATGCGGTTATCTCAGATGACCCAACAGCGATGGACAAAGTGAAATTATTTTTCGAGATGTTCTCGCAGCTCCCGTCATGGTTCACCAACCTGTGGATCCTTGTCGTGGCGTCGATATATGGTATAAAGGGTACACAAATTTTTAGGAACGGAGGAAAAAAATAATGCCTAATAAACGATTCAATAAACAGGTCCCTGGTTTTGGTTTCAACTCTGGTGGACGTGCAATGAAAATGGGTGGCGGAAAAATGATTTCTGGCACTCGAAGAAAAGACGAAGCATCTGGTTTTTATTCACCTGATATGGGAATGAGAG